CGAAAGATACTCTCGTCTTAGCCCCCAACTGATTGTTGAGCTAATTCAGTCCTGCCTTTGGGACCCCAAGCGCGCCATCGAGTACTTAAATGTATTGATCAAGCAAAACCTCTGAGTGATCGGAGAGTTCGCCAAAGGCTATGTGTATAATATACACTAGTTTGGGTAACTCTTTAATGACTTCACTGTCGCAGGTGTAGTACGCAAAATAGCCTAGCACGCTGTTTTAGTTAAGACATAAAAGCCCCAGACTACCTAACCACAATAATTATTGCTACTATTTTTAATAATAACAAATTTCTTACTGCGGCTAGTAAGGCTAAATTTAAAGGTTTTGTAAGACTTACAGAGTGGATAACTCTGAAGGAATTACCAAAATTACTAAAATTTGCCATCTGGGCAACGAGAGAGAAAAGATTCCATCAAGACTACAAACTATTCATAAAGCGAGTAACTGAACTGATTAATCAGAACGGTTTTAACTTTGCCTTTAAGTACTTGAAAGAGTGCTTAAGACTAGTTACTTTATATTTAGCGGGTAATCCTCAAACCACTAAGGCCCAAAAGGCCATTGGTGTAAGAGTAAACCAGTATGGATTGCCAGTTATAATTCCTCCTTCAATTCGTAAAGAACTTTCGTTCGATACTGTTGAAAGTAGAGTTACTACTAGATGTATCATAACACTTATTTCAATTTTCAGAGTCTTCCCAACTAAGGTGAAACCTGATTTAGGTACTATTACTAGTCCCTTCTCAGGAACCTCCAGAACGCTTGACGAAAGTCAGCTGTCTGGTATAGTTAAGGATTTTGTTAAAGGATTTAAGTTAAAATTTGGTCCTATCAAAGGCTTTATCTCTGAATCCGCGGGACCTATTGCCAAAAAAGCAACTTGGGGGGCAGGTATAGACGCATTAGCGCTATTAATGTACCCTCGACAAGCTTTTTGTGTTTTGAAATTATTAGTCACTCAAAGAGAGGGACTCAAATTTGCAATTTCACTTTTGCTAATTTGGTTATTAATCGGTCCGATTTACATTGTAATGTGTAAATGTGGGATTAAAGATTGTCTACCTATTGGACGTCTTTCGGTCGTATATGATCAGGCTGGTAAAGCCCGTATTGTAGCTATGGCAAATTGGTGGATTCAATTAGTTCTTCTTCCGCTTCATAAAAGCATCTTTGATGTTTTAGAGACGAAGGAAACTGATGGAACCTTTAACCAAGATGCACCTCTTAGTAGACTAATGAAAGCCCCTAATAGAGAGCACAAGTTTTCATGTTTCGACTTAAGTGCCGCAACAGATAGATTACCGGTTGATGTTCAAGTACAGATTCTAAATCTTTTAGGTTTAGATGGTCTCGCTTGGAAAACCTTATTTGACTATCCCTGGTACTATAAAAATGAAGGTGTTAAATACGAAGTAGGGCAACCTATGGGAGCTTACTCCTCGTGGGCGATGTTAGCTTTAACTCATCACATTGTGGTGCTTTTAGCTGCAAAACTTGCAGGT